ATACAGGAGATGGAAAGGAAGGCGACTCACTTCGAGACGCTCTACCGTGTTTCCAGCATCGAACGAGCGCTCACGGACGCCGCCGTGAAACACGAGGCGTTCAGCCCGTCGCAGATCGTCTCGCTGCTCCGCTCGCAGACGAAGATGTTGGAGGAGACGGACCCCAGGACCGGCAAGTTGACCGGCAGATACAAGCCGATGGTCGAAATGCAGACCCTCAATCCAACCACGGGCGAGATGGAGACCAAGGCGTACACGCCCGACGACGCCGTGAAGAAGATGAAGGACACGCCCGAGCAATGGGGCAACCAGTTCCGCAGCGGCGTGGTCTCGGGCATCGGTGCGGGAACGGCTACCGGCGGCCTTACGCCGGGTCAAGGCGGCAAGCTGGACGCAGCGGCGCTACGGAAATTGACGGCCGCGCAGTACCGCGAGATTCGGGCCACCCACCCTGAGTGGCTCGGACTCAACCCTTTGCCCACGAAGGGCCGCTAGTGCTCGGGGGCCGGTAAGCAAAGGTCTGCTTGAGGTGGCGCACGTCACGGTGACTCGCCGCGACAACGAGCAGAAGTCACACGAAAAGCTTGGAGAGTTGCAATGAACCGTTTGTACCTCAGCCGTCCGTTCGCGGCCTGCTACGAGAACGATCTGGACGCCTTCATCCCCGAGGTGTGGGCGCAAGAGGGTTTGGTCATGCTCGAAGAGAACATGGTCATGGCCCGCATGGTCCACCGGGACTTCTCGCCGCAAGTCGCCAAGTTCGGCGATGTCGTCAACACCCGTCGCCCTGGCGAGTTCAAGATTCGCCGCAAGAAGGACGGCACCACGCTCACGCAGCAAGATGCCACCGCGACCAACGTGCAAGTGCCGTTGGACCAGTGGTTCTACTCGTCCTTCGTGATCCGCGACGGCGAAGGGAGCAAGTCCTTCCAGGAGTTGACCGACATCTATCTTCGTCCGGCGATGCAAAACATCGCGCGGGGCGTGGAGCGCGCCCTCTTGGGGCGGGTCCACGCCTACCTGGGCGGCCCGTCCAATCGCGTGGGCAAGCTGGGCGGCTTGACCGCCAGCACCGCCAAGGACTACGTGCTGGACGCCAACGAGAAGCTGAACATCGCCAAGGCTCCGCAGGACGGCCGTAAGCTGGTCATGGCCCCCACGAGCGAGACGGCGATGCTCAAGACCGACCTGTTCCTCAAGGCCAACGAGCGCGGCGACGGCGGCAACGCCCTGCAAAACGCCACGCTGGGCCGCATCCTGGGCTTCGACACCTACATGGCGCAGAACGTCAACTGCGTCCTCTCGGGCAGCGAGACCGACAGCGATCCGGTCACGGAGCCGTATGCCGCCGGGACCGCCGCCGGGACGGAGATCGCGTCCATTCTGGCCCCCACGGCGGGTGAGTTCGTGGTCGTGGCCGGCAACGATCAGCCGACCTGGGCGACCGCGACCAATGCGGCCTGGTTCAAGCTGAACGAGGCCCTCAAGTACGCCACGCTGGACGACGCCGTTGCCAAGCGCTATGTGAAGTGCGTGACGGCCGCTGCCTACGCCGCCGGCTACAGCGAGGGCGTGGCCCTGACCGTCACCGAGGGCAAGGCCCCGCAGGTCGGCCAGTTGCTCGCCTTCGGCGCGACCACTGGCACGCGGCACACCTATACGGTGATCGAGTCCGAGGCCAACGGCACGGCCTGCACGGTGTACCTGGACCGGCCGTTGGTGGCCGCTGTCGCCAACGGTGCCGATGCGTTCCCCGGCCCCTACGGCGCGATGAACCTGGCGTTCCACCGGGACGCCCTGGCCCTCGTCACCCGGCCGCTGGCCCTGCCGAACAGCCAGGCGGGCGTTATGGTCGGACACGCCACGTACAACGACGTGACCATGCGGGTCTTGGCCCAGTACGACATCAACGCGGGTGGGCTAATCGTCAACTGCGACATCCTCGCGGGTGTGGCGGTGCTGAACAGCGGCCTCTTGGTCCCTGTGCTCGGCTAACCCTGTCCGAAAGCGAGCGAAAGTCGCCCGTCCGGGTCTTTTTCAAGAAGCCTGGACGGGCGACCCCTCTACCGCCAACCCTGCCTGCGTGCTTGCCGGAGATGCCTTATGGATCTTCTACTCTTTGCCCAAGTCGATACGTTTGCTGACGCGATCTCCGTGCTCAAGCAGTACGGGCCGCTGGTCCTGGTGACTGCCGTTCTTCTTTGGCAAAGCTGGGTCCGCGAGTGTCGCATGAACAAACGCATCGTGAAGCTCGAAGACGAGCAACGCCACGTCTTGATGCCACTCGTCGAAAGATCAGCGGACGTGATCGCCCAGAACACCATGATGATGGAGCGGCTGGAGAAGGCCCTGGACGAACGGTTTGTGTGTCCGCTGAGAGATACGTGTGCCCGTCAGCAACCGTGAAACGCCGCCATGACGTACCCTGCCAACTACGGACTGAATCAGCAGCTTCGGCGGGTGCTGTATGCGCTGAAGCGACAGTATGGCGGCACGGTCGTCATTTATCAGAACGGTGTGGTGACTACGGACACGAAGACCGGCGAAACGACCCGGACGAAGACGGCCACGCGGATACAGCGAGCCGTCGTTCTGCCCGAGACCCTCAGCCGCGAGGTGAAGCAGTCTATCTCGCTGATCTCCGCGAACAAGCAGATGGTCACGGGCGGCGGCTATGAGGCGGGCAAGCGGCTGTTCATCATCGAGCGCCGCGATTGCCCGCGCCTCGTCCTGAAGGAAAGCGATTGGCTCGTCTATCACGGCCGCAAGTATTCAATCGAGAACTTCGAGGAGTATGAGTTCGAGGCGGCCTACATTATCCACGGGAAGGAACTGGTGGGCGAGTCCGTGAGCGGCGGGGCGACGATAGCCCAGGCCGATGACGCCTTGACGCTCGGCTCTCAGGCCGAGACGGAGGTGTAGCCATGCCCGCCAATTCCAACTGGGCGCGCTGGGTGTTCGCCTCGGTGGCCACCTACTTGAAGCAAGTGGCCCAGGGCCAGCAGCTTCCGGTCTTGATCGAGGGCTTGGACGAGCGGACCACGGAGTTTATGAGCGCCACGGATCGGTGCGAAGTCCGTATCACGGGGCCGTTCACGAAGGAGCTAAGCCGCGACTACTATCAGATCGAGGTCGTGGTCAATGTCCTCTTCGTGAGCCGCTACGAAGAGCAGAAGAACCAGTACGCCATCATCCAGAAGACGGGCGTATTCCAGGAGGCGATGGACGGCAGCATCGCCGTCTACAAATACGGAAATCAGCCCGGAGACGACGAGCACGCGCTTGTCGGCTGCCTCTCGCCGGTCCAAGGCCGCCACGACGCCATCCGCGTCATGCACTTTGGACAGGTCAACCTGACCGACCGCTTGAAGCAGTCGATGGTGGACGCTCGCTACCGGATGGAATTATCCACCAACCAATGACAGGAGATACCGAACATGGCACGCATTGAGCTTCGTGACTGCGATGTCATCTTGCAGGACGGACTGAGCGGCACGGCGGCGGTCAACGAACCGACGACCCCGCCCGCTGCAACCGACACCAGCTTTGCCATCGACACCGTTGCGCTGAACACGGCCGTCACCACCAAGGTGCCCGTGGGGGCGCGTTTCAAGATCGCGGGCGAGACGACCCAGGTGTTCCACACCGTCACCGCCCGCACCCCGGCCGACGCCGGCCCGACGACCGACATTACGTTCACCCCGGCCCTCGGAGCGGGAACGTATGCGGACGGCGGCGTGGTGACGTTCTATCCCCAGAACCTCGACATCAAGATCGGGGAAGGGAACCTCACCTACACCGAACACAACGAGTACGAGTATCTCAAGGATCGGGGCAATCTGGACACCGTGAAGGAAGGCGACGAAGTGCCGATGGACGTGAAGCTGGAAGCCGTCTTCGAGCACATCACCCAGGGCACCAGCGAGCCGGTCAGCCCGATGGACGCCATCAAGGGCGTCGGCGGGGCCGAGGAATGGGTGAGCGCGTCGAGCGACCTGTGCGAACCGTACTGCGTGGACGTGGTGGTCCTGCACACGCCGCCCTGCGGCACGTCCGAAAAGGAGCGCGTGACGTTCCCCGATTTCCGTTCGGAAACCCGCGAGATCAACTACAAGGAGTCCACGATCTCGATTACGGGCAAGTGCAAGGCGACGGAACCCATCGTCGAGCGCGAGTCGTAATGACGCCCCTGCGAGGGCGGTCTTGCTGGCCTCTTTCCCAAGAAGACCAGATACGCGGTGCCGGCAAGCGGTGCCGGCACCGCAACTCTCTCACATCCCTTTGGCGAGGAAACAACATGAAAATTGCCGGTATCGACCCCAAGACTCTCTGTAACGAAGTGCTGCTGGTCCTGCCTCGGGCCGAGCAGAACATCGTCTTTCGGGCACGGGGCCTGAAGGACATGGAGGAGTTCCAGGCCAAATGCCCGCTCCCCAAGCCGCCGGGAAAACTGACCAAGGACGGCTGGGTCGCCGAGGAGAACGATCCCACCTACCAGCAAGTCCTGGTGGAGTGGGGCAAGAAGCGGCTGGGGTTCATCGTCACCCGCACGCTGGAGCCGTCAAACATCGAGTGGGACAGCGTGAAGCTCGACGATCCCCGCACCTGGGACAAGTGGGAGCGAGACCTGATCGACGGCGGCCTGACGCAGATCGAGGCCAACCGCGTCCTGGCCTTGGTCATGGAGGCCAACGCGCTCGACGAAGCGAAGCTGGCGAAGGCCCGCGAGGTTTTTCTTCGTGGTCAGGTTCCCATGCCGGCCGAATTCTCTGGCCCAGTTACCGCACCGGCGAATACGCCGTCTGGCGGGCCTGCCAGCGGCTAGGCATCCGGCCGCCGGGCGTCAAGGCGTCTTGGGACGAGTGCGGATTGGAAACCCAAGCCCTCATCGTCGCCTTCGACCAGACGCGAAGTTACGACGAGAGTGAGCGGGAGGCTCAGTTGCTCGGGGCAGGGAGGCCCTGGGGCACGGGCCGGAAGTCCTGATCCTTGATCGCTGCGGGGCCTGACCCATGAAAGTCAAGTATTCCTTCCGTGCGCCTCGGATCAACGTGGACCAGTACCGCACGAACCTGGACCGCTACATGAAGGAGGCCGTGGCGGAGGGGCTGATGGCGTGGCTGGACGCCGTGCTCTTGGAGATTCCCAACTGGACCGGGGCCTCGCGGGCGACGTTCTGGCGGGTCGCGGAGCTTATCAACGCTCAAGTGGACGCCAGCGGGCCACGGGTCGGCATCGGGCAGTTGGCCGGCGACGGCTCGATGGAAGCGGACAAGACGAAGGGCGTCTACACGTTCACCTACTCGACGACCCTGCCCTGGCTGGTCTGGAACGAGTACCACGACGCCAACGTGGACCCCGACCCAACGAAGTACCCGCCGCCTGCCAAGCTGCTCAATCCCGGCCCCTATGGTTTCCAACTCAAAGGCGCTGACGCATTCCAGCGGGTCGCGGACAGGGTGAAGTTGCCGCGAGTCGCGCCTTACGTGAAGTCTTACCCCGTCAAGAGCTAGACGATGGCCGACGAACAGATTGTCAACACGCTCGGCTTCAACGTCAGCGATGCGCTCGACGCGCTTCAGCGCTTGGATAGCGCGCTGCAAGCGACGGGCCGGGCCTTCGGCGCTTTCGGCGAGGCGTTGGACACGTTCAACGGCCGGGCAGCGGCGGCCTTGAAGACCATGCGTAGCCTGGCCACGGCGGCGGGCAGCCTCTCCACGGCCGTGTCCAACATGCCGAGCGGCGTGACCACGCCTGCTGCGGCACCGGCTACTCAGGCGGCGTCCTCTTCGTTCTGGCTGCCGTCCGGCATGGAGGCCGAGGCCAAGCGACTGGATGCCGCGCTCAAGAGCGCCGGCCAGGCCGGTGCGGATGCCGGCGGGAAGATCAAGTCGGGAATGGACGAGGCGGCGAACGCCACGAAGAAGACTCACGGCCACACGGAGAAGTTCACCATCAGTTGGCAGACGCTCAGCCGCGTCGTAATGACGCAGATGATCGTCCGCGCCATGAGTCAGATTCGGGATGCGCTCAACGAAGCGGTGGAGGCGTCCATCGAATTCCAGCAGCACGTCGCTGAAATCCAGACCGTCGCCCCGCAGATCGGCGGCGCGTTCGCCTCGCTCAGCAACGAGGCGGCGGAGTTCGCCAAGCAGTTCAACGTCCCCCTGGCCCAGGCCACCGAGGGCCTGTACGAGGTGATCTCCGATCAATTTGAGGGGATGTCGGAACGGGCGAACATCATGGCGGCGGCGGTGAAGTTGGCACGGGTCGGCGTCATGGATTTTCAAGATGCCACCACCCTACTCACCGGCACGCTCAACGCCTTCGGCATGGCGAGCGAGCAGGCGGATTCGGTGGCGTCGAAGTTCTTCACCACGATCAAGCTGGGGCACGTTCGGGGCAAGGAACTGGCGGACGTGATGGGTCAGGTCATTCCCATTGCCAGCGAGTTGGGCGTGAGCCTGGATGAAGTCAATTCCGCCATGATCGCCTTGACCATCGGCGGCCTGGACGCCCACAAGTCGGCCACCGGCCTGCGCGGGGCGATGATGGCGCTCTTGAAGCCCTCGGACGACATGAAGAGGGTTCTCCGGGAGTTGGGCTTCGGCACGCCCGAGCAATTGATCCAGGCCAAAGGCTGGCAAGGCGCATTGCAGGCGGTCGCCGATGCCTCGCACAACCTGGCTTCGGAGATGGGCCAGTCGGTGCGCAACGTCCGCGCCCTGACCGCCGCGCTGCGATTGACCCAGAGCGGAGTCGAACAGGTCGAGGCGGCCATGAAGGCGATGGAGACTTCCACGCCCGAGGCCCTGGACAAGGTATTCAAGCAGTTCACCAGCACCGACGCCGAAAAGCTGACCGCCCAGATCAACCGGCTGAAGATCAACCTGACGCAGGACTTCGGCAGCGCGATCACCCGCACGCTGGGGACCGTGATGGAGCTTGCCGGTGGTGCCGACCGGCTTTCGGCAGCGCTCCAGGCGCTCGCGTTCGGCACGGCCCCGCTTGTGGCCGCATTGGGCGTGTTGGGGATGGCCTTTATGACCTTCGGCTACACGCTGGGGCCGGTGGGCTGGACCATCATGGGCGTCACGGCGGCGCTCGGACTATTGATCGGCGGCAAGACCTACACCACGGCCCAGTCGATCAACGAGACCCGCCGGCTCGCGCAGGAAGAACATGCGGCCACGATCCAGTACCTCAAGGACAAGGAAGAGGAACTCCGCAAGCTCCGCGAGGTGGAAGAGAAGAAGCGCGAAGCGGAAAACCGAAGCTGGTCCGAGCGGTCGGCCACGATGCGGCGGGAATACTTCAAGGCGCTGGACGAGCTAGAGGACAAGAACAAGGAGATCATCGAGAGTGACCGGCTGGCGATGCAGTCGATGGTCGCCTCCCAAGAGCGGGTCGTGGCCGCCTATCGCAACGCCGCCAACGCCGCCGTGCGGATCGTGCAGGAGTCGCAGAATCGCCGCGCCACCCTTGAGGACCAGTATTCCGACCTGCTGTTCAGGAAGTGGATGGACGAGGACGTGAAGTTCGCCGACAGCCAGAAGGCGAGGCTCGTCCTTCAGCGGAGTTGGCAGTTGGAGGCCCAGGCCAACGAGGCGCTCGCCAAGGCCCAGACCGAGGACGACGTGCGCCGGGCGCAGGCGATCCAGCAGCGGGCCAAGGCGTATCTCGACGAAGGGGCGGCCCTGGCCAAGGAGACGGGCGAGACCTGGCTGCAAGAGCAGGCCCATCGAAGCATCCGCTCCAATCTGGAACAGCGGATCGTGGCCGAGAAGAAATTGGAGACGCTCCAAGCCCAGCGGGCGCAGAAGCTTGCGGAGGAAGCGGCCAAGGAACAGGGGCGGCTCGACCGGATGAAGGCCCTGATGAAGGCCATCCTCGCCGATCTGGATGCCTTCGATAAGAAGGGAGAAGCCAAGTCGCCCCAGCAGTTGGCCGAGCAGCAGCGCCGGCTCACGGAGAACATGGGCAAGTTCCGTCAGGAGTGGCTGGGCGGCAAGAAAGTCGATGTCGCCGAGCTATTGGCCTTCGACCAGCTTCAGCGCCGCGTGACGATGGCTTTGGAGGGCGGGGTGTCCAAGGCGGAGGTCGAGCAGCTTTACGCGGCCCCGGACACCTTTGCCAAGTTCCGCGCCGACATCGAGAAGGGCGTCGGGCCGGTGCGGCTGATGATCGAGTGGGCCAATCTGTCCAGCCCTCGCCTCAAAGAAGCGACCAAAGGGATGTCGGCCCTGGAGTCGTGGGACATCTTCGAGAAGGAGATGGGCCGCACGAAGGCGATCCTCGACGACTTCGCGGCGAACAAGGACGCCCTGAAGACGGCCAACGCCGGCTTGGAGCGGAAGCAAAAGGAGATCTCCTCCACGCTGGATCGTTGGGTGAACGTCGGCGGGCTGACGGCGGACCTGGACAAGTTCGGCGGGTTGGCAGCCATTCAGGCCAATGCCAAGAGCCTGTTTCCAGGCCGGTTCCAAGGCGTCCGGGATTCGCTCAAGGGACTGGTTGCGGCCATCGAGAAGTTCAACGCCCCCGGCGCGGTCCCTTCGACCGAGGACTTGGAGACGCTCAAGGCGGCTTACGACAAGTACCTCGCGGTCGTAAGGCCCAGCGCCGCGAGCAAGGAAGGCTTCGCCCAGTTCCTCTTGAAGGCCGAACAGGCTGCCGAGGCGGCACAAAGGATCGACGATCTCCAAAAGGGCCTTAAGGCGAAGGAGAAGCCGGCGGCGGAAGCGATGCAAGATCGGGCGGCCCTGGAAGAAGCCTTGAAGGCCGTTGACCAGCGCGCTCGCCAGGCGCGAGAGAGCGCCGGCGAGACGAAGACGAGCACGGAGGCCGCAGGCGATGCCCTCTCCAAGGTCTCTCAGATCGACATGAGCGGGCTGGTAGGCCAGGCCCAGAGTTTGGCCGACGCCATGTGGGATGCGGCGACGGCATCTTGGAGCGTACAAGCGCCTCCCGCAATGACTGCGGCGCACGGCGGCAAGGCGTGGAACTTCCTTGCTGCCGGCGGCAGGCCCCAGGGCACGGACGTGATTCCGGCGATGCTCTCGCCGGGCGAGGTGGTCATCAACGCGGCTTCGGCGCGGCGGTTCTCCGCCCAACTGACCGCCATCAATGCCGGCGTCCAGCCGGTCTACCGCAATGAAGGCGGCAGCGTCACCAACATCGGTGACATCAACGTGAACGTAACCGGCGGCGGAATGAGCCGCCAGACCGCTCGGGAGATCGCAGCCGAGATTCGACGCGAATTGCGGCGCGGCACGGCGACCCTGTAACCCCTTTTTGTCAAGATCGAGAGGACAACTATGAGCGTCAGTCGAACGAATGTCGGGCAGTCGGCGGGTTGCAGTATGGTCCGCGCCCGCAAGAGCAACGAGCAACTCCAGCCGCGAGGCCGCTTCGTGGTCGAGCATTTTCGCAAGGGCGAGAAGATCGGCCAATACGAGTTCCCCAACGGCATCACCAACGAGGGCAAGAACAAGCTCCTGGACGTGATGTTTCACGCCCAGTCGGCCATCACGACCTGGTGGTTGGGGTTGATCGACAATAGCGGCTACAGTGCGCTGGCCGCCGGAGACACATACGCCAACATCGACCAGGCGGGCAACGGCTGGGACGAGTTCACCGACTACACGGACCCGGCCAACAGCGCAAGCGCCAGCACGCGGCCCGAGTGGACCGAAGGCGCGGCCTCCGGCCAGGCGATCACCAACGGCAGCCCGGTGGTCTTCGACATCACCTCCAGCGGCACGGTCAAGGGCCTGTTCCTAGTGGGCGGCATCGCCAATGCCCAGAACAAGGGCGACCACACGGCCGGCGGCACCCTTTGGGCCACGGCGCTGTTCGGCACCGGCGACGTGCCGGTCAACGCCGAGGACCAGTTGAAGGTGACGTACACCGTCTCGGCGTAACGCACTCCCTCGCCAAGGGCCGGGTGGGGTCTTCGCAAGAAGCCCACTCGGCCTCTCTTTCCCTTTGTGAGGAATCCCGATGGCCTACGAACGATTCGCAAACGGCGGCCTCTCCTCTCTGGATGCAGCCATCGACAACGACGATCTCGCCCTGACGGTGAAGTCGGCCGTCGGATTCCCCACCGGCGGCAACTTCCGCATCATCGTCGATAACGAGATCATGCTCGTCACGGACGTGCAAGGTACGGTCTTCACCGTCACGCGAGCGCAAGAGGGCACGAGCGCCGCCAGCCACGATGCCGACGCCGCCGTCTTCCATGTTCTCACGGCCGGTGCCCTGGCCCAGCGGGACATCGACCAGTTCGCCGCCGGCGCAGCGGCGAACCGCGATGCCGCCGGGCAGGCGGGTCGGCTCTATCTGCCGACCGAGGGTTACGTGGCCCGCGATAACGGCGTCGAATGGGAGCGGACGCCCTTCTGGCGATTCACCCCGCCGGCCAGCGGCGACTTCACCTGGGTCAACCAGGGCACGGCTACCGTCGCCGACACCAAGGGCATGATGGTCTTGACCACGCCCAGCGTGGCCTCGGGCGAGAACCTGCGGTGTCTGGTCAGGTCCGCGCCGGCGACCCCGTACACGATTACCGTCGCCCTCTTGGCCCACAGTCCCCTCTACACGACCGCCTACACGCTACCGCACTACGGCATCTGCCTGCGCGACAGCGGTTCGGGCAAGCTCTTGATCTACGGCTTCGGCTATAACAGCTACCCCTTCCGTTTCCAGTACGCGCAGATGACCAACCCCACGACGATTGCCACGGGCAGCATCGTGGATACGTCGGTCGCCCGGCACTGGCCTCTTTGGCTCCGCGTCAGCGACGACGGCACGTACCGCAGGGTCTACGTCTCCGGGGACGGCGTTCGGTTCCAGCTTGCCGTTTCGGCCGAATCGCGGACGGCCTTCCTCACGGCCGATCAGGTGGGTGTCTTTGCCAATAGCTGGAAGAACACCTACGCGCCGCGCGTCATCTCCTTCTTGCATTGGAGCGAATCCTAATGGCTGAGCTATTCAAGAACCTCGCCAGCACGACGCTGGGCGGCGCGATCGACGACGAAGTGACCACGATTACCGTCGCCAGCGCGATGGGCTTCACCGGGGGCGACTTCCGCATCCTCGTGGACAGCGAGATTATGAAGGTCACGGCCGTCAGCGGCACGGACTTCACCGTGGCTCGCGGCCAGGAGGGAACCAACCCGACGGCGCACGACAACGGTGCCACCGTCCGCCACGTCCTCACGGTCGGCGCACTGGACGCTCACGACCAGAATGATCTAGCGATCCGGGACGCCTACGCCAGCCGCCCGGCGGCGGGCGTGCCAGGGCGCATCTTTCTGCCGACCGATGGCATCTTCATCGAGCGGGACAACGGCTCTGGGTGGGAGAAGTTCGGCCCGATCTGGCCCATGACCCCGCCGCAAGCGTCGGATTTCCCAACGTGGGTGAACCAAGGCTCGGCGACCATTGTGGACAACAAGGGGGCGGTCTGGTTCGAGTCGCCGTCCGTCAGCGGCACCAGCTACCGGATGCGAGTGAAACCCTACCCCACTCCGCCGTTCACGGTGGAAATGGCGGTCATCAGTCTCATCACGCCAAACACGAGCAGCTATTCCGGTGCGGGGTTGGTCATCCGCGACGACGTATCGGGCAAGCTGCAACACTACGGGTTCTACGACGCAACCCAGGGCATGATCGGCGGCTACAACCGTCCCAGCCCCACGGGCAGTTCCAGCGCCATCACAGGCTGGCCCAGTTCGGGACAACTCTTCCAGACCGAATCGGGGCTGTTGTGGGTCAAGTACGAGGACGACAGCACCAACCGCAAGATTTCGATTTCTGCGGACGGCTATTCGTGGGTGCAAATGGTCAGCGTTTCCCGAACCGACTACCTGACGCCGACGCAGATCGGGCTATACCTCCATGCCCCTCAGACCACGCCTGAGAGCAACCAAGGGGCCACCTTCCTGCATTGGAAACAAAGCTAATGGAAACCTTCGCCAATCAGGCCGTCACCACGCTCTCGGCCGCCATCACGAGCACCAGCGCCACCAGTTGCACGGTCATTGACGCCACGGCGTTCCCGGCCACGGGCAACTTCCGCGTCAAGATCGACAGCGAAATCCTCATCGTCATCTCCCGTGCGGGCAACACGTTCACCGTCACGCGCGGGGCCGAGGGCACCACGGCGGCCACGCACGCCAACGGCGCAAGCGTCATTCACCTTCTGACCAAAGGCGGCTTGGAGGCACGGGTCGCCAACCGCTTTATCTCGGACCTGTACGCCAACAAGCCGGCCGCCGGGGTCAAGGGGCGGTTGTTCCTGCCCACCGACGGACTGTTCCTCGAATACGACGACGGGGCGGCATGGCACAAGTACGGGCCGTACCGGCGGCTCAAAGCGCCGCCCGAGACCGGCTGGTCGTGGGTCAATCAGGGCAACGCCACGGCCGCCTATCTTGACGGCCGCATCGTGCTGGAAGACCCCGATCTGGATGCCGCCGATCCGCAGCTTCGCCTCTACATGCGGCCCGCGCCGCAGTGGCCGGCAACGCTGACGATGGCGTATCTCTTCAACGGGATCGGCGGCGACACGCCCCGCATGGGTTTCTGCATCCGCCAGCACAGCCCTGGCATCAGCTACGACGGCTACATCGGTGCCTGTGGCGTGTTCCTGGGGAACACGCAATGGCAGTCGTATGGCTACTGGCTCACGTCGCCGACGAACGCCAGCACGGGTTGGAGTTGGGAAGACTACTTCCCTTCCCAGCGGTTCATCTGGACGCGCTTCGAGATTTACGGCGACCGAAAGCGATTCTATCTCTCGGCGGACGGTGTGAACTTCATCAAGGTCAAGGACGACAGTATGAATTCCTACGCCATGCCCAATCAGGTCGGCATCTTCATCGACCCGCAGGACAGCAACCAGCCCGTCTCGTTGTCTTTGGTCCATTGGGAAGAGAGCTAAGCGATGGCCTGGACCGGCAAGCTAGGCACCGTCGATTCCCAACTGGCAAACGTCCAACCGGCGTTTGTCATTGCCGAGCCATCGCCGCCCCCGATCACGACGGAGAGCGGCCGGCTCGGCGGGCGGTTGGGAGCCACGGTTCTCGCCCTCGGCGGCGTGATTGGCGCGGGCGTCATTCACCTCTCGGCCGAGAGCGTGCTTGCTGCTGCGCAGTCGGCGGACTCGGCCCCGGTCTTCGCGCCTCACGCCTCTCCGCTCTGGGCCTTGGGCGGTCAAGACTCGCAACTGGCGGATAGCCAACTGGCGTTTGCCGGGGCGGATGCGCCGTTGCCGGCGATTACCACCCAGAGCGGCCGGCTCGGCGTGCCACTGGGCAGCCTGGTTCCGGGCCTCGGGGCCTTGGTCAGTGCGGGCGTCATCCACCTTTCGGCCGAGAGCTTGTTGGCGATCGCGCAGACGACGGCCCTCGACCCGACGTTCGCGCCCCGCTTTTCTCCCGCCTGGGCATTGGGCGGCCGGGACGCCCAACTTGGCACGTTGGAGCCGGCCTTCGCCGGTGCGGAGGAAGCGCGGCCGGAGACCGGCGACCGCACCGGGCAGCTTGGCACGCCGGCTTCGCTCCTGGGCAACATGCGGCCAGCCCTGGGCGAGCAAGAGGGCGGCGGCGGGGCCACCATCGTCTATGCGACGGCCGAAAGCGACCTGGTGGTTCTAACCGAGGCATCGGTAAGCGCCACGAGGACTCGGGCCGCTTCCAGCGCACTGGTCGTGGCGGACATCGCCGGGCGCAACGATTTCCCGACCGGGACGGCGGAATCTTCGCTCGGCGTGGACGTGGCGGCCGACTTCTCGGTGGCGCGGGCGGCGGCGTCCGAGAGCGCCCTGTCCTTGGTGGATGCGGCAGGCCGCAACGACTTGCTCAGTGCAGCAGCCGAATCCGTCCTCAGTCTGGACACGGCAGCGGACTTCACGGCCGCCCGAGCGGTGGCGGCGGAGAGCGCGCTGGTCTTGAACGACGCGGCGGCCAGCATCGGCGGCGAACTGATCGAGGCGACGGCAGACTCCACGCTGGTCCTGGACGTAGCCGCCGCCTTCATCGTCACGCGAGCGACGGCAGCCCAGAGTGAGGTGGCGTTGGTCGATGCCGCAGCGCGCAATGATCTGCTGATCGGAGAAGCCGAATCCTCGATCAGTAGTCTGGACGTGACGGCCGACTTCGCCGTCGCGCGGGCGGCAGCGGCCGAAGACACGCTGACCTTGGCTAGCGCGGCCGGGCGGAACAATCTGCCCAGCGTCAGCGCCGAGTCCATCGTGAGTCTGGCCGTGGAAGCGGCCCGCGTCTTACCGGCCGTGATTGATGTCGCGGCTGTGTCCGCGATCAGCTTGGCCGTAACGACCGGACGCAACAACTTCGTGGCTGCGGCTGCCACCAGCACTATCGACGCGACGAGCGCGGCGACGTGCGTTCACGTCATCCCCACGCCGGTCAGCGGCGAATCGACGGTCGGCCTGAACAGCGCGGCAGCCTCCTCGGTCGCACATCCGGGATTGGCCTGGGATTGGATCGACTTGTGGGACTGGGCGACCGTCGCGGTGACACGGAAGGTAGTCGCCCAAAGCCCGTTGGCGCTGGCGCAGACCGAAGTGACCGCGCGGCCGTGGTACTTGTCGGTCGAGACGACACTTCAGACCGTTACCGAGGAGTACGATCCCGAGCTTGACACGATGGTCGAGCGGGTCGAGGGGCTGCAAGATGCAGCCATCGCCAGCCGTCCGTTGCCGGTGACGGCCCAGCAGTCGATCCCACTCGGCCAATCGGCCTCGGTAGTCAAAGTCAAGTCGAACTCCATCAACGTGTCGGCCGAGAACATCCTGGAATTGCTGGGCGAAGTACGGCCCAACAGGACTGGGGACGTGGGGCAATGGCTGGCGTTCACGCAGACGGTCACGGTCGATAAGTGCAAGCCGGCCCGCTCGGCGCTGGAGTTGGCGGCCGAGGCGGCGGCCGTGCTGAGCGGCCAGCGCGACGCCGATTCGGTGCTCCAGGTGCGTCAATCGGCGACCTATTATCTGGTCTCATCCGGCGTCCTTCAGCGGTATCACCCGTTTGTCGGAGCGGGGGAACCGGGCGCGTTGGCGGCCCCGTCATCGACGCTCGAAGGTCCGCGCGCCGGCGTCACGGTTTCGTTCCAGTTGGTCTACCCGGCCAGCGGCCCTGTCACCGACTCGGTGACGCTGCGATCCCCCAACTTCGGCAACAAGGACCGCCTCGGCTTCAACCGCGTGCTCCGCGAGACTCGCGGCGGTACGCTCGTGGTCTTTGCCGATCCCGTGTGGCCGAAGATTCAGACGCTCGTGCTCAACTTCTCAGGCTTGAGGCACGACCAGGCCGAGCAGTTGCTCGCCTTCCTGGACGCTCATCTTGGCGAGGAAGTGGGCGTCTACGACTGGGAGCACCGCTACTGGACCGGCGTGATTACTACGCCCAATGAGCCGGTGGTTCAGGACGGCCGGGACCGCTTCTCGGCCAGCTTCGAGTTTGAGGGTGAGTTGGTCCCGGCATAAAAGACCTCCGGCGAGGCAAGACCCATGTTCACGCTTGCAGCACCTTATCCGCTCTTGCAGACCACGACGCTCTTGCCCAACCCGCAATTCAGCGACCAGGAAGGGCTGACAGCCACCGTGACCCGCAAGCTGGCGATGGACGGCACCCGCTACACCTACGTGAAGCGCAAGGGCGACCGCCGCAAGTTGAAATGGACCTTCCGCCTCATGCGGAACAAGGGCCTGGAATTGCGAGCGTTTCTCTATGCCTACTTCGCCTCGCCGGTGCGGATCGTGGATTACAACGGTCGGGTCTGGATCGGCAACTTCACCAACAACCCATTCGAGTTCGACACGCCGCAGAAGGCCGGGCCGGCAATCGCGCCCCTGCCGCGCGGCGAGGCCCAGATGATCGAACTGGAATTCGAGGGGGTCGAGCAATGAGAAACATCTCGGCAGCCGGATTGGCGAAGCTGGCCACACGCTACGGCAACGAACCCATCACCATCATCGAAGTGGACTGGGTGGCGGGGAGCACCGCGCGCTACGCCGACCGCACCGTGGGAACCATCCCTGGTCGCATCGTCGAGGTCGGCGACTTAGATAACGTGGTGAACGTCAGCAACAGCAGCGGCTCCCAGGAGCTTTCCGTCACGCTCGACGATACGGACGGCTCAATCAAGGCCATCATGGACGCCCACGACGTTCACAAGCGGACCGCGCGGGTCTATCAGTATTTCACGGGCCTCGATCTGGCCGACAAGTTTCTCTTGTTCAGCGGCAAGGTCAGTTCGCCCATCATCTGGAGTGAGCGGGACCGGACGGTCAAGTTCACGGTCCTTTCGCAACTGGAAGACAAGGAAATCGGCTTCTCGGCCGAAGAGGGCCAGTTCCCTTACTTGCCGGCCGACATGGTGGGCAAGGCGTGGCCGATGATCTTCGGCAAGGTGGTCAACTGCCCGACGCTTCAGATCAATAAAGCGGTGACGGGAACGACGCTCACGAGCGTCGGCATCTTGAGCGGCATGGACCTGTGGGCCTCGATGCCCGACGGGGCCGACGATTCGCAGTTCACCATGAGCCTGATGCTGATGGTGATTGAACGCAACCATCTCAAGGAGGTGAAGGACTGCTGGGCACCTTCGTTCCATCCGCCGGTGGACGCCCAGAAGGCGGCCGAGCTTCAACAGCGCATCGACTCGCTGAACGAGCAGATCAACAGCGCCGTAGCCCGCCGCGACAAGCAGCGGGCCTGTGCCCTGGCCCGCCGGCAACAGCAGATCGACGAGGCCAACGCCAAGGGGCTGGGCGAGAACCCCATCCGCATCCTCGGCGGCGAGGATTTTCCCCAGGGGCGGACCCTGACCATCAACATCAACGGCGGCCTGTTCACCGGGCATTTTCAGGGCGAGTCGTTCCACGTCCAGAGCCGGCAGCACCCGACGAACGACGCCACGGCCGCCGACGCATACGCCGAAAAGACCCAGGAGCCAGCCGTCTGCCTGGAGCCGACGCAGACCCGCCACTATCGGTATGAGGACGAGATTCCACCCGGCTGCGGTGCGCGGCCGTCCTGGGTCAACAAGATCGTCCACTGGGGTACGGTGAGTACGACCAGCCAGGCCACGACCCACCAGATGGATACCGAGCCGGTGGCCCAGCACTTCTGGGTCGATCCCGGCGCGACGGTCAAGATCGCCAGCGATGAGCCGATCACCTACATCGCCTCCATCGTGCCCGGCACCGTCCTGGCGGTGAAAGCCTACAAGCAACTCACCGGGGAGCGGCGGCTGGTGGACGTGCCGACCGACTTGTATCGGGTCGAGACCAAGGCTTACGGCTCCGTGACCGCCGTGCAGATCGTGGTCAACAAGCCGCTCTCGTCCATCACCGACCAGGGGTGGAGCGACGATCTCTACGTGACCTTCCAGTCGAGCGTCGGCCCGGACACCGTGGAGATTCTCAAGTACCTGATCCAACGCTACACGGACTTGACGTGGGACGCGGCATCGTTCAACCACGTCCAAGAGAAGCTCCAGCCGTTCCCGGCGAACTTCCCACTGCTGGAACGCACGAACACGATCCAGGTGTTGCAGGAGATCGCCTTCCAGGCCCGCTGCGCGATCTGGCTCAGCAACGGCGTGTTCTACCTCAAGTACCTGCCCGAGGAGCCGACGCCGGCCGGCACGATTACCGCCAGCGACATTGACGCCGAGCGGGGCATCGAGATTGAATTGACTCGCACGGAAGACATCGTGACCAAGATGAAGGTCCGCTGGCGACTGAGTTGGGCCGATGTCTCGGACCAACCCAAAGACAAGGCCGAGAAGACGATCCTCCTGCGGCACAACGTCGCCAAGTACGGCACCCAGGAGCAGGAGTACGATTTCTACATCTACAACCAGCCGGACATCGTGTACAAGTGCGCAACTTTCTGGCTCATGCGGAAGTCGAACACCTGGAAGCGGATCAAGTTCAAGACCTTTCTGAACAAGTTGAACCTCGAAACCTTCGACGCCGTGACCTTGGACTTCGACGCGCCCTACGTAGCCAACGGGCCGGTGTTGGCGATGGTCGAAAAGGCCAACTACAACTCGGCGGACAACTGCGTCGATTTCGAGTGCCTGGTGCCCGTCTTGTCTGGCGCGATGGAGAAGTACCACTTCTTCTGGCCGGCGGCGCTGCCGCAGACCGACACCTGGCCGCCAGCCAGCGAGATCGCGGCCGGCTGCGCCGGCGGCGGCGGGATCGGCGCGGGAGCGACGGGCAGCCTGCCGGTCGGCGACACCACGACGATCCCGGACGGTAGCGTGATCTTTGTCGGCGGCCCGAACGTCGTCTTCCGGGCGCGCAGCGACCGGGGCGACCGCACGCCGACGGACGTGGGCTTCACGGCCCAGCCGGTCGTGGACACGGCGACCTACATCAAACTCTCGCCCGGCTCGAAGCCGCGACTCAACCTGCGGACCTATCCCCGGCGGAGCCTCCCGGCCATCACCCCGGCCGTCTCGGCGGCCAGCGCGATCACGGTCGATATTCACCAGACCAAGATTCTCGACACGTCGGGCGGTGAAACCAAGGTCGCCTATCTCTCCTCGATCCTCCACGGCATCAACGAGAACGGTCAGTTGACCCTGGATCGGTCGGCGCTCGTGGCGGACGACAACCACGCCGATGGGCAACCGCTCTCCGACGTGCTCAAGAACGGGAACGACTATCTGGCGATCCGCACGGACGTTTCCCTCTGGGATTCCGAGGACGGGGAGCACGAGTTCCACTTCGAGTACGACGACGAAATCGGCATGTTCGGCGCAGGGACCGCGTTTCTGCGATAGCGAGTACACGGCGAGCGCGTCAAGACAACCACCGTTGTGCTATCGCCCCCGACCCGCCAGTACCTCGCGCCGTCTGGCGTGGCCGTTCCGCTCGCTGGCTTTGGCCACCGGCGGTTTCTCGACCTTTAGCGCGGCCACGTCCTGGCGCGGCGGAGTGCCGAACATCCGGCGATACTCTCGGCTGAACTGGGATGGGCTCTCGTAGCCGACGCGAAATGCTGCTTCGGCCGCGTCGATACCTTCGCCGAGCAGCAGCCGCCGGGCCTCTTGGAGCCGCAGGCGCTTTTGGTACTGTAGAGGACTCATCGCAGTCACGTTCTTGAAGTGCAGGTGAAACGCCGACGGACTCATCCTCACCTGCTTGGCGAGTGACTCGATCCGCAGCGGCTCCGTGAAGTGGTCCTTCAGCCAGCGGATCGCCCTGGCGATGCGATAGGCCGGGGCACCGGCCGAGGCGATCTGTCGGAGCCGCAACCCCTGGGGACCGGTCAGTATGCGGTAGGTGATTTCGCGGAGCACCAGCGGCGCGAGCGGCGCGATGTCCTGCGGAGAATCGAGCAGCGTCACAAGGCGAGTAATGGCGTCCAGCAGCAGCGGCTCGACCGGACTCAGAGCCATCCCTCGTTCGGGCGCGCCGAGCGGCGGGGCGTTTATGCCCTCGGCCACCAGTTCGCCGACCACTGCCGGGTCGAGCGAGAGATGCACCCCAAGGTATGGGTGGCTCGGCGACGCCTCAATCACCCGAACGGAGACAGGAAGATCGACCGAGACAAGGAGCGACCGTGCTGGATCAAGGCGGAATGTATCGTCGGCGAGACGCACTTCCTTTGCGCCCTGGGCGACGATACATAGGGAAGGCTCATACACGAGAGCCACGCACTCCGAGGGCGCAGACAATCGAGACAGCCTAAGTGCTGGCAAGGGCGTGCTGCTTGGCCCCTCAGTGGGGGTGTGCCGTTCGATTGCGATTGAGAGTCTCGCCAGAGTCGTTGTTGCCACGTTTTTTCTCCTCCGTCGGCCCTAAACCTCTCTGCCAGTATATCCGCCATGCCCACCGGCGACCATGAGCCTGCCCAGAAGTCCTGGAGGATTAGGCAAGAGTGCGGGACAATCGTGCTACTGCCGACTCGGTGCCTCCGGCTACAATTCAATTGTCGATTCGGCAGTGGCCAACGGCAGTAGGTGCGGAGATGCACAATGACGAAGACCCCAATCCAGCGCAAGAACGGAAACCCACAGCTTGGTCTCGGCACGAATGCACTCGTCGCCTATTTCTCGCACAGCGGCAACACCCGTGAGATCGCCCTTCAGGTCCAGTTGGCGACGGGCGCGAGTACCTTCGAGATCGCGCCGGTGAATCCGTACCCCGAGGACTACGATGCCGTCGTCGAGCAGGCCAAGAGGGAACTGACGGCGGATTATCGACCGCCCCTGAAGTTCAGTGTCTCCGACCTGGAGGCATACGACGTGATCTACGTCGGCTCTCCCAACTGGTGGAACACGATTGCGCCTCCCGTAATGACGTTTCTGTCCAGCCACGATTTTCAGGGGAAGACCATCGTGCCGTTCATTACCCACGAAGGGAGCGGTCTTGGTCAGGCTGTGCAGGATGTGAAAAGGCTAAGCCCAGGGGCGATAGTCCTCGACGGGCACGCATTCCGTGGTCATCGCGCGAAGTCCGCCCAAGACGCGGTTCACGAGTGGCTACAGAACGTCACCTGTTGAAGCACGATGCCGATTGAAACGGACAGAGAAGGAACTGAACGATGCGAGGAACTGTACTTTACGGCCCACGCGACATCCGAGTCGAGGACTGCGAGACGCCGAAAATCGCCGAGCCGACCGACGCCGTGCTGCGGCTCTCGGCCACCTGCATTTGCGGGTCCGACCTGTGGCCCTACCGTGGCATCCAACCGATCACAGAGCCGACGCCGATGGGCCATGAATACTGCGGCATCGTCGAGGAGGTGGGCAGCGCGGTCAGGTCGGTCAAGCCGGGGCAATTTGTCATCGGATCGTTCGCCACCAGCGACAACACCTGCCCCACCTGCCAGATCGGCTACCAGTCGTCGTGCCTGCACCGCGAGTGGATCAGCCGGGCACAAGCACCGGTGCTGCGCGTCCCATTGGCCGATGGCACGCTGGTCGCCACCGCCGATGTCCCGCCGGACGATCTGGTTCCCAGCCTGCTGGCGGCCTCCGATGTGTTGGGCACCGGCTGGTTCGCCGCCGATGCCGCCAACGTAAAGCCCGGCTCGACCGTCGTGATCGTCGGGGACGGGGCGGTCGGACTGCTCGGCGTTCTCTCCGCCAAGCAGATGGGTGCCGAGCGGATCGTTGCCATGAGCCGGCACCAGTCGCGGCAGAAGCTCGCCCGCGAGTTCGGCGCGACCGACATTGTGACCGAGCGCGGCGACGAGGGTGCGGCCCGCATCATGGACATAACTAACGGCGTGGGCGCGGATTCGGTCTTGGAGTGCGTCGGAACCCAGGAGTCGATGATGCAGGCGATCCGATCCGTCCGCAAGGGCGGGTATGTCTCCTACGTCGGCGTCCCGCACGGGGTCGCGCTCGACGGCCAGGGACTATTCTTCGCCCACGTCCAC